TTCTTTCATTGTTTCTGTTTTTAAGTTAAAAATTTATTCAATCCTGCCCACGCAAAACGAGAGCATAACAGCGTATAAAAAACATTAAAACGATTTTTTATACGCAAAACGTTATGTTCAATTAAATATTTAATAAAACTTTTTCTTCCCTGCGCACGGTATTACGTTCAATATCGTCAATAATAAACGGCATTACCAATTGGTTCGGGTCGTCTGGTATTGGTGCTTTTGGATTATTAGGGTCGTTCGGGTCGCCATCATTTCCCCAGTCCCACTTTACAAACTTTGTGCATTTAGGCTTTCCATCTTCGCCATAACACCACTCATTCGGGTATTCTTTGTCGTTTAAGTCTAAGCACATTGTTAATGTCATTATTTCGCATCGTGGTGCTTTTGCGTTGTAATCGGGATTATCGTGAATACACTGATAACAAAAGTTGCTCATAAAGCAATCGCCTTCCGTTCCGTTACTTGGTCTGTATTTTTTGCTCTCTTTCATAAATATATTGTTCAGCAATTTTGTTAAACTCATCAGTTCCGTGATAGTATTTTTGGAATACTGGATTTTTAATAAATGTCATAAAGCCTAAATCACTTATTTGATTATGAATTGATTTATCCGCTTCAATTATGTAGTATAGTATTCCTTTGCAAGGCTGCACTACTTTCAAAAATTTAGCACCAATATTTTCGGCTTTTGTCTTAAAATGGTATGCTAATTCTTCTTTTACTGATAATTCTATTATATTTTCCATCGCTCAAAAAGTTTTATTAAATATTTAACTGCCTAACGCACTTGCCATCGCACCAACATAACACAACCTATGCGCTATTTTCAACGCACAAGCCATGCTAACAGCGCATAGCTTGATTCCGTTATGTACAATTTAATTTTTAAAAAATCCCTCCCCACTGGTTCGCCATAGCATCCGCAATTCCTTTGAAAGTTTTACTTCGTGCTTTTCGCCTTTCCTCTTTAGGTAGCTTAAATGTTTCGTAATGCAATCGGCTATCAGTTCGCCCGCTTTTATGCACAATAATATCCGGTTCTACTATTTCAGTCGGTTGCAGTTTTGGTAAGCCCTCAATCCACAAACAAGTGCTTTTGCGTTCCGTATGTCCAAATTGGTAAGGCTGTATTATTTGAGTAGGCTTTTTATAAAGTCGGCTCATTATTCCAATAGGGTTTTCAATGTAGCCCTTACCAATTTTATCTAATGCTTCGGCACACTTCAAAAAATGCAATACGGCTTCGGCTCTTTGTTCGTGGATATTTGGAAACCTATCAGCATATTCAGGCTTATAATATTTATTTGCTGCTACTGTAAGCCTTGTGCATTCCGGGTGCATACCTAAAAAGTCAGGCTTTATCAATTCTATTGCCTCAAAGCAGTCCATTTGCAAGTGCCTTTCTGGGTGCATTCCGCTTGCCGGTAATAAATCGCAACTGTAAGCATCGTGTCCGGCATCTAAAAACGCTTGCATTACTGTTTGGCTTTCTTCGTGTGTTATTAAAACTTTCATATTTTCGCTCGCTATTTTTTAAAAATTAAACTTATACATAACAGCACATTGGCGGCATTAAAACGACCGCCAATCTGCAAAACGTTAGTGGCAATTAAATTATTAAAAAAGAAAAAGCCCACGCACTCTTTCAGTTTTTTAAAAACTGTGAAAAGGTTTTTAAACTCGTTCAACTTTAAAAGGGTCTTTACAAATTGATGTATGTGAACCATTAACTATTCCCCCAATTCTTTTTAATGCAACATTTATGGTTCTATGCGAACAAAACACTCTTATGCCCTCATCTTTAGTATTGTTAAAATAAAACACTTCATTAGTTTTCAAATTTGTTATTTTTATTTTTCCCTTTGTTTGTGCCTTGCTTCTATTAATAAATTTTGTTTCGTCATACTTACGTCTTTCTATATTGTTTTTGGTGCAATGCTTTGATATGTAATATTCTTTATCACAAGAAATGCAATTATGAAAATAACCACCAAGATATTTTTTTGATTTTCTAAAATTGTCCAGAGGTAAAATATCTTTACAAATTCCACACCGTCTGAAACCTTTTTTTAAAATCTCAATACCAAATCTTATTTTTCCTATTTCAGTTACATTGTCATACAGTGTCATTTGGCAATCTCTACAAAATGTTTTTCTTCTGCCTGTTTCTTTATTTGCAAAATAAAACTCCTTTATCGGTAAAGATTTTAAACACTTTGTGCATCTTTTAGTTTTGCCATATTTAATTTTTTTCTTGTTGGCTCTTATTAATTTCATTTCATCAGAAAGCAACTTTGCATCTGTGCCTTTGTTCTTCGGAAATTGTTCAAGTATATATTTCTTTTCCATTATGTAAAGACGCCCTCGCGCCCTCCCTTTTTTCTTTTTTAATAATTTAACTGTAAAGGCTAAAGCCCCACTAACACGGGCTAAAAGTGCATTAAAACGACACTTTAGCCCGATGCCGTTATGCTCCATTTTGCTTTGCCAACGCACTTACTATCTCGTCTGCTATTTGAGATAAGAATGGCTCTAAATCACATTCTTCACTATGTTTAAATGAAATAATTGGAACTTCATTGCCTCCAATGTAACGACCTTCTATTTGTGTGTTTTCTAATAACACTTTTAAAATTGCTTCTTTCATTGTTTCTGTTTTTAAGTTAAAAATTTATTCAATCCTGCCCACGCAAAACGAGAGCATAACAGCGTATAAAAAACATTAAAACGATTTTTTATACGCAAAACGTTA